TCCTGGTACGCGGTCAGGCGCAAACCCTCCCAGCGGCGTATAAGGTCCAGACCGGCGGCGTTGATCTTCACGACTTGTCAGCCTTCTCGTTGACGCGGTCGAAGAGGCTGTTCAGCGTGCGGTCCACCTGCGCGAAGCCGGTGCGGATGTCGTTCTTGATGTCCGCAACGGCCGTTTTGAAGTCGTCCTTCTGGACGTAGTTCAGCGGTATCTTGCGCACGTCCTCGTCCAGACGGTCCAGACTGTGATACACGCGGCTCAAGACCCACCCTCCCGTAACGCTGACAGCCCCTACGGCGAGGTTGAACAACACCTGATAGTCCACGTCCTCACCTCGACATCCGGTTCCGGTTTTCTTCGTTTGACATTTGGTTCGGCGCGGTGACGACAGGCGCCCGCTTGATAGTACGCGACACAGGGCCGCCCGGACGCCGCGCGGGACCGGCGCCAGCACGCCGGCCAGACCGCGCCATAGCTGTCTCTAGCGCGGCCGCAGCGCGGTCGGCGTCCAAGAACTCCAGAGCGATGTCCATTGCCAGCTTCTCGTTGACCTTACCTTCTAACCGACGGACAATATCACTTGCGATTGTAACGATGACCTTAAACACCGGAGGGGCAGAAAATTTGCCCGCGGGTTCCTTGAGGACGGGGGCCGCCTCGCGTCCTAGCGCCGCCAGTTCCTTGACGCGCGCGTCGCGGGACAGGTCCATGAGGACAGCGTCAACGCGCGCCTTCTGCGTTGGAGATAACACCTCGGTCAACTCTTTATAGCGCGGCTGCCCACTAAGCGCCCGTTTGATGGTCTGCGGAGCGCTGCGCACGGCCTCGGCAAACGCGCCGGCCCGCTGCGTCCCTTCTGGCAATGCCGTCTCCAGCTTCTGGCGCAGGTACTTGCCGACATCCATTTCGTTAATGGGCTTGCTCCCCTTACGAAATGCGGTCTGCGCCTGCTTCATGGCAGGAATGGCTTTGGTCAACTGGTCTTTAACCGTAACCAACTTGTCCTTGATGAAATTGTTTTTTTCGTCCGCCAATGCCGTTTTGATGCCGTCCAGAGCCGACGACACTTCTTTGGCGTTCACGCGGGCGTTACCATATTCATCGGTCAAACCCCTGCCAATCGTCCGCAATTCTGACAGCAATTGCGGGTTGCCGGGGTTTTCTTTAACCAACTTTTCAATGTACGTCAGCGTCGGCGTTAGATCGACAACGTCGCCCGCTTTTTCAGCGCGCAGATACAAAGGTTCGGAAACTTGGCGCCGCGCTTTTTCAGCGGCCTTGCGCGCCGCAGGTGTCTGCTCGATCTTCTTCAATTCCGACACGCGCCCGGCTTCCTGCACGTCCTTGCGCGCAATTGCTTCGGTCGGCCTGATTTTCTCGGCCTGCTCGCCCACGGCGGCAACGCGCGGCAGCCCAACGTCAGCGGTGGCCTGCGCAAAGGTCGGACGGACGCCGGGGATGATCTCGGCTTGCGGTGAACGCGCAGCGGCGACTAGCGCCGACCCTTTGCCTTCTGCCACGTCCATGTAGAACTTGGTCTTGGGGTCGATCACGTCGCGCATCTTGTTGATAGTTGCGGCGGTAACTTTTTTAGGTAGGTCCGCCGTTTTTCGAGCGGCGGCGGTAATTGCCCCGCCACCGGGCACTTCTTTAACGACCGCGCCGGTAATTTTAGCTGGGCCAGCCGACAGCACAACCTGCATCATGTTGACGACGTCAGACTTAGGCAGGCCAGTAGCCTCGGACAGGAAATCGGCACCCTTGTCCATGTTCTCGGCAATGTAGGTGATACCCTGCCGCAGCGCGTTCTCTTGATAGCCTGGCGTCTCAGTGACACCCGTCATCCGGCCGACCGGCTGCGCTACCGTACCCAGCACGCGCTCTTGACTAGCCGCAACGTCTTCGGCGGTCTGGCCGGTCAGATAGCCCGCCGCCCGTTGGAACGGGTACGCAATCATGGCTGCTGTGCCCGGCACGCTTTCGGCAATAATGTCGGCAGTTGAGGCCGCGCCGCGCAGCACACCGCGCCCAAAATCGGCAGCCTGCTCGCCGAATGTCTGCGCAGGCGCAGCGCTCGGGGCAACAGCCGTGTCGATGCCATACTTCTGGCGGATGGCTTTCTGCGTTGCCGGGCTGGCCTTGGCGTAATTCGGGTCTGCCGGCGCGTACTTGTCGAAGATCGCGCGCTTGGTAGCGGGGTTGGCGTTTACATAATTTGGGTCTTGAACGATCTTCAGCAGGTCAGCCATTACAGGCCCCCGCCCAACAAGGGGTTGTTGTCGTCCACGGTATCGTCGCCCCCCGGCGCGGTCTCAGCGCCTTCCAACAGAGAACTGAATGCGGCGTCCATTTCAGGCGTCCACGCGCGCCCCGATTTTACTTTAGCGCTTTCAATTAGGTCTAAAAGCGCAGCCCGTTTATCTGCGCGATTGCCTTCCTTGTCGGTCCAACGCGGAATGTAGCTTTCCATCTGGCCTTCAAGCTGTTCTTTGTTGTACGCCGCGCCGGTCGCCAGAGTGAGCAATGCGTCGATCATCTCACGTTGCGCGGCAGACACGCGCTGGCGTTCTTCGCTGCGGATAAGATTGGGGTCTACAAACAGATTGGTGAACGCTTCACCCATTCCCGGTGCCGTAGCTTCTGGGTCATCTTTAATTGCGTTAGCAATGCGTTTAGCCGCGTTTAGCGCGCGGTCGGTGTTATACGCCGCGATACGTTCGCTTTCCGACGCCCCTGCGCCGCCAGCGGCGGGCGCAACAGGCTTCCCGGCCTTGGGCAGCATACCGATCTCAGTGCCCTGCGCGTCGTACAGGCGGACGTTACCTTCCGCGTCAGTCTCGCGGAACGCCACCTTGCCGCCACCATCCTCCCCGGCTTTTAGCTTGGCCTCTTCCAGCGTCATACGACGTTCATCCAGCGCCGCGCGGCGAGCGGCCGTCCCTTCTTGCAGGCGCATGTTGGCGCTCGGCTCAAGTTGGGCCAGCAACGCGCGGCCATAGTCGTCCTGCAACAGGGCGCTGCGGATCACGGCCTTGCGGCGGTTAACGTCGGGAATGCTACGCAACTGCGCCAATTGCGCGTCAGCCGCTTCGCCAAACTCTTCCGGCACCAGGCTGAACGCCGCGTCCAGACCGGCGTCGCTAGGGTCTTCAAAAGCTGCGGCGACCGCAGGCGACAATGCCTGGAGCGTCTCGGCCTGCATGGCCTCCTGCTCGGCAGCGGCGTCCGCCTGCCGTTGCCGTTCAAGTTGGTAGATGTTCTGCGCGCCCTGCGCGCGCTGCTGCATGAGCGCGTTCGCGTCCGGCATGGATATGTTAGCGAAGGCGTTACTGATAATGCTCGGGTCAAGCGGCATGGGCGGAGCGCCTTATTGATTGACGTTGTAGGTCGGCGTGATGGACTGCAAATAGTTCATGTATGGCTGGTTGGCGTAGTAGCTGCCGACGCCCTGACCGATTGAACTGAACGCATTGCCGATGGCGCCCGCAGTACCGGCTGCCTGAGCGGCGTTGATGTTGCCGCGCTGCGCGGCAATCTCGGCCAGCGCCGCGCCGGACGACCCGACGTTGGCGGCCTGCCCCGCAGCCGCTGCCTGACCTTGACTTGACAGGTAACGGTACGGGTCCAGCCGCGCCTCGCGCTGGCTGAGATAGCGGCTGAAAGCGTTCTCGTACTCGGAACTAGCCAAGTTCTGGCCGTACTGCTGGATGCCCTTGAGCGTGCCGCCCGACTGAAGCAGACCGCGCGCCGCTGCCGACCGTTCCAAGCCCTTCAAGCCCTCGGCCATGCGGAAGTTGTACCCCGGATCAGCTTGAAACTGCTTCATGCCAAAGTCTTCGTAGGGCGCCAACTTCTGGTACTCGGCCAGCGCGTTCGTGCCCGCCTCGACGTAGGGCTTGGTAAGCGCCAACTGTTGCGCCAAGGCTTCCCTCTGCAACTTGGCGGCCTTCTTGGACGCCTTCTTTTGAGAGTCCGCAGCCTTGTTGGCACCAAAAATGCCTGCGGCCGCGCTGCCAATAGCAGCGGCGCCAGCAATTGCGCTTACGGGTTCGGGCATGAAGAAAACTCCTTCAGGTAGGCGTCCAATTGTTCACCGTATAAGTGCATGACAGTCTTGGCGTGTTTCATAGCACCTGCGTGCCCTTTCGTCAAAAGGACAACCAGCAGCACCAGATCATAAAACCCAGCCCGCCAGATGAAGGACCGGGGGTCAGCCTGCCCTGTCCGCTCGGCGTCCTCGGCTGCCTGCCACTTGAGGATTTGCAGCGCCAGCCCGGCCTGCAACGCTTGGAAATTGGCGATGTAGAACGGGTTGGCCGGCATGGTGACAAGAGACGCCCAGATTGCCGCGTCCAGATCAGACCGGGGTATGGCGTCGCCATCTGCCACGTCATCCAACATTTGGATCATGCGCCAGACGTCCATGAGCCAAGACGCCGCCTCGGGCGGCAGGTCTAGGTTTTCAAAGTGGACAATCAGGGATTGCGCTGCTTCGTCCACTACGTCACCTCACGGCCGGACACGCGGATGTTGATGGCCGACGCGGTCCCGGCAAGGGTCGAGATGAACCCGCCGGGGCGCAGCACATGCCCGACCAGTTCGGGGAAGGTGTACGTTTCGCTCGCCTGCAACGTTTTGGTCTTGACGATCAAATCGTCGTTACTGGCCGTTCCGCCGGAGTTCACCAGGTTCACGCTGATCGTCGCCGCGAGCGCGCTGTAGTTGGTGGCGGTGAACTTGTCGATGATTGCCGTGACGCCTGTCGCGGTGTACACCGTGGACTGCGTGTTGTTGGCGGTCTGGGCGGGAACAAGGACTGTAACAGTGACGGTCACGTTGACCTCCTACGAACTGATATTGTCGGTGACGGTGAGAATGATAGACGGGATGGCGGGATGGACAGCAGATGCGGGGTCGGCTAACAGCGACACGGCCAAGTCCGACACCTCCCACATAAGTTCAAAATAGTCGCCCGCGTTCATGTCGAGCAGGAAGTTCCACGCCGCGACTTCCTCGGCGTTGTTGCCTTGGAGACGCAACGTCGTGGCTGAGTTTGCCACGTTTGCCCCGTTTTTGCGCAGCCAAACCCAGACGTTATGCGTGCCGCCTGCGGTGTTAACAAACTGCGCCGAAAACTGGATGTTATAGACGTTGTGGGTATCGACATAGACGCGCGACGTGGGCGTGCCGATGGTCACGCCCGCGCTGAGATCAGTCGAGTTGAACGTCATGGCGTAGGCCGTGTTGATCACGGCCGCAGTCTGGTCCGTCGTGTCGTAGAACGACCCGTACCGCAGACGCGGCAGTTGCGGCGTGTCGGCCGGCCCCAAGGCCAGCGCCTGCACGTCGTTGGAGAGCGCGGCGTACTGCGACAGCAGAGCGGACGAACTCTCAGCGTTCAGCGACGCCTGCGCCAGCAGCGCGCTGATGTCCAAGTCTTGCGTCGGCGGTCCTTTCTGGACGTCTTCCAAGGACACAGCGCTGCCGCCCGTCTGGTTGAACAGGCTCAGGAAGAACAGATACCACTCGCGCGCGATTAACCCCGATCTGGGGTCCATCAGCGGGACGCGCGGTGGGGTGATGTTGGTGATGTTAGGCATCAGTACCGCTGATCTGCAACTCGGCGCCCATGATGGCAATCTTGACCGGGTCGGTGCCGCTGACCTCGTAAACGCGGTCGCGGATTTTCATGGTCATGCCCAGCCGGCGCCAGATCGTACGGTAGCCGTACGCGCCGATCTTGCCCATCGAGCGCCAGTGTTCGTTCGACCAAGTGTGGCCACCGTCGTCAGACCACCGCAGCATGGCCTGCGGGTCATATCCTGGCGCGGCCAAATAGCTGGTTGTCGTCAAATAGACCGGCGGCGTAAAATCATAAGGCGGATTAGGCGCGTCAGCAATGGTTTCAAAACCGTCGTTAGCTTCCGTGGTAAGCGTATCCCCACTTTCAGTCACAAGATCGTTCTGCGCGTATTCAGCAATAATAAGATCGCCATTTTCCGCTGCCAAATCCTCGGCGTTGTACGCCGGGTATTGAGACAATCCAACGCCCGTTTCACAATCAAGCTGGAGCGCATGCTGGGCCGTACGACGCAAGTTATTCTCGCCGGTCGGCAGCGCGCGCCAAGACCGCAACCAACGTTGCACATCGCCGTTATAATCGTAGTTGTTCAAATCAAGAGCGTAGAGATTACCGTTTTCGTAGTCTCCAACAAGGTTTTCGTTGTTATAGAAAACCTGCGCCTGCGCACGGTAACGCGTCCATTGATTGTCCCACCCGGCGCGTTCGTGCCACGCGCCCGTCGAGGCGTCATACACCCATGTTTTGGCGGCCGTGGGGAACACCAGCACGTAGAAAGAATGCCCGTCCTGTTGGTAAGTAAACCCGATGGCATCCGTCATTGAGCCGTATTGTTGAATTTGCCATTCAACCGCATGCGTTGAGATGCGTTGGCCTTGATAACCATTGGCGACGTAGACAATACCCTGACCTCGGTCGTCCTTGCCCAACCAGTAAACTTGGTTGTTCATCTTGGCGACACTGTAGCGGGCGGCGCAACCTAACTCGTTAAACGCGCCTTGAATGCGGACCAGCGGGAAATCCGACAGACCCGCGTTGTACCACACCTCTGTCGAGTTCTTGCCGAACAGCCATACTTCGCGGTGGTCTACGATCATGCTGACGATATCGTCGGGGTCGCCCTCGGCGCTGACGAAATCCAGCGGGTCAACGCTGGTGCCGTCGAGAAGAGCCGTCACCCAAATGCGCTGACTGTTGGGCTCAATGAACACGAAATACCCGTCCAGATAGTCAACGACCGACGCGCCGGGAAAGTCGGGGTCGGTGATCTGAGCAAACACGCCCGTCGAGGTATTGTAGATGTATCCGTCCGGGTCAGCGGCAATCATGATTTGAGTGCCGTTGTCGGCCATAGTAACCGGGTTTGTGCCCGTGATTGTTCCCTTGGCCGTAGCAACGTAAGATGACGACACCTGGTAAAAAGTGTTACCCGAAACTACGTACATATACGAGTTATGCTGCCATAAACCGCGAATAGGCCCCGCGCCGACGGTGACACGAAGCGGTAGTCCTGGCGCGCGCTGAAGAAAAGCAGGCTGTTTGCCTCCTTCCGGCACCACTTCAGGAAACAAATTCACCATGCGGTTATCCGCAGCGTTTACGCTGCGGGCCGTGTACGCTGAACCAAGGATCGGCGTCTGCATGGGTTAAGCCAGTACCGCACCACGAAGCGAAATCGCCCACCAATCAGTACCCAAAAACTGGAGGATGCAGGCGTCTCCAACAGCGTTAAAAGTGATAGTCGTGCCGGCGCCCAGATTAGTTGGTGTCAGTACGCCTGTGTCGCCGCCTGCGGCTTCTGCAACGTAGACAATGGTCTTGGTCTGCCCTTCGACGCCGTCCGCTAGGGTCAAGGCATTACCCGCCGCCGTCGAGGTAAATTTCGTGACGGGCTGAGTGATGTTGATAGCACCGGGGCCAGACAGCGCCTGCGCCGCCCCGATCAAGGGACCGTTAAAAGTCTGACTGCCGGTGAACGTCTGCGCTGCGTCCGTGCGCGCAATGCTGGCGCTGGTAGACGGGAACGTCATCGTCGTGCTGTCTGTACCCGCCAGCGTGAGCGAATGGTTGGCCGTCAGCGTCTTGCCATCAGCAATTGTCAACGTGGCGCTGGTAGCGGGCGCCGTGATAGCGACCTTGTTAACGGACGTAGCCGTTGCGACGCCGAGCGTCGGCGTAGTAAGCGTCGGGCCGGTAGACAAGACTACGTTGCCCGTACCCGTAGATGTTGTAACACCTGTGCCGCCGCGAGCCACGCTAAGCGTTCCGGTAGTGCCTGCAACAATCGGGAGGCCAGTGCAGTTCGTAAACACACCAGACACCGGCGTACCGAGCGCGGGCGCGGTTAACGTGGTGTTAGTAAAAAGTTGCGAATTGGTCAGTTTTTTGGTGATGCCGCTCTGAACAATCGGGATTTCATCCGCACTTGTGGCAGTTACAGCGGCCGGAAGTTGGGAGATGGCGACGGTGGTCATGATTTACCTCAGTAGTTTCCAGCGAAGATATTAAACCGCTGACGGGTTGCCACGATGCTGTAGGGCAGCGCCATGATGTCGTCCGGGTTGTTGATGCGCTTCAGGTTGCGCTTGGAAGTCATGGCGATGCGCTGCACCTGGCGCGACGGTTCGACGCCAAATTCGGGGGCCAGTTCGCACGCCAGATTGTACCGGAACGCGCGCAAGTAGCCGGGCGGGAACGCAAGGTCCGTTGCCAGATTGGCCGGCGCGCTCAATTCTTGCACCGAGACGATGTGGAACTCCAGCACCTTGGTCGGCACCGGGTACACGTACATTTCGATGTTCGGGTAGGTCATGTTGACCCACATCACCTGCGGGTAGGTGCTGGTGACGGTTTTGACCGCGATGCCGTTGTACTGCTGCTGGTTGATCAGCTTGAGGCCGTAGGAAATGCCGTTGGCCGGGTCACGGAAGTAGGTGGCATCGTCCACCAGCACCGGGCGCAGGGCGACAATGTCGCCTGTCGGCCCCATCGTACGCGACCGCGTACTTGGCGGCCACGTAACAACTTGATCTTGAGTTGAGAAAACTGCCAGACGTTCGGTATTCCAACTGTCGATCATCTGGTTCATGGCGGTCAACGCGTCTTGCGCAGTTTCGGAGGACGGCGTTTCGCCTTCCGCCAGAACACCGATGAGCCGCAGGGAACCGTTGATAATGTCGCCAGCCGTGGTCATGCTCAGTCACCCTTGTCCGCGCGTGGACGGCCGCGACGGCGCGGCGCTTCAGCCATCACGTTAGCCTCAACCTCGGCGTCTGGCAAGATGGCGTCGGGTTCTACGTCATCCTGGAGGTCTTCCAGTTCAAACCGGCGCCAGCCGTGCATCTCGTCATGCTGCGCCTCGGCTTCCATCGTCGCAACCTTGACGCCGTGCTTGGGGTGCATAAGATAGATTGTGGTCATGGTTTTCCTATGTAAAGACGGGCGGCCCGAAGACCGCCCGTGAGGTTACGAGGCCACCAGCGGAATGGAGAACCAATCCGTGGTATCGTAGGCGACAAAAAAGCACGCCGTCTTAGCGGCCATGCTGAACGCGGTAGACCCGGCGACGCCGTTGATCTGGGCGGAACCAGGAGCATACACTTTCAGCACGGCGTTAGCCGTGTCGTCGTTCTTGATGGCGATAACGCGACCAGCCGTAGGGGCCGGAAGGACAACGCCTTTGGTGGCGTTAGCAGCCGTGACCCAACTGAACGACGCCGTCAAAGCCGTTGCATCAGCGCGGGTAGAACCGGCTGCGGCAGGCTTAGCGACATTGAGGTTCAAAGAGGTTACGCTGGCCGTAGCCGAGGTAATTGCGGCGCTGTCAATCGTACCGCCCGAAATCGCGGCGCTGCCAATCGTACCGCCCGAAATCGTGGCGCCAGTAATCGTCGTACCGGAAACCAGTTCAGGGTCGGAATAGGCAACACCAACAGGCTTAGTGTTGGGCATGTTGTTCTCCTTGATGAGTTAAGCCCCCGCCGAAGCGGGGGCCTGTTGCTTACGAGATGGCGTAGAGAGCCCAAGTACCGTCGCCGGTCTTGCGAGCGCGGAAGCCGCGAACCGTACCCGCAGCGTTCGTGATAGTCATCAGACCCTGCGAACCCGAAGAACCAATGCTCCAGCCGGTGTTGGTCGTCACGGTGATGACGCCAGAGCCGGTAACATTGATAACGCGGAAGTCGAAGGTCGAGCCGACCTTGGAGTTGGTCAACGTAGTATCCACGCTCGCAGCCAGCGGCAGCGTGTATGCTGCCGTGGTTGACGGAGAGCCGAGGATGATGCCGTTAATCAACTGAGCCACGGTCAGCGTGTCGCTGTCCACGGCAGTCGTCGGGGCCTGAGCAACGGTAAGCTTAACTTCGTTAAGGTTGCCGTCGTTGAACTGATAGCCGCCGCCTACGGTAGGAATAGCCATTGTCGTATTCTCCTATCTTTAACTTGTTAACCCCAGAGACGGCAAGCCATCTGCGGGCGGATGACGGCATAGCCATACAGCACGTCGATGCGGCAAGGCAGGCGGTCGTTGTTGATGTCGTACTGGCGCACAATACGCATCGAGATGCCGTTGTGAACCTGACGAGACGCCATATCGACGCCGCTCGGCATGAGCAGGTCAGCCGTGGCGAACGAGATCGCGTCCTTGTGATAGACCAGGTTCTGCGGGTAGGCAGTCGAAGCCGCGCCGAGGAACACCACAGCCTTACCAGTGATGGTGAGGGTGTTGACCGAGGCGAGAGCGTTCGACGGCGAGTAGAGCGCCGGCGACACATCCAAGGTCACAGCACCGCCAGCGGACGAGGTGTTCGCGGCAGTCACAGTGAACTGCTGGAGCGAACCCGTGCTTTCGCGGGTCTGTGGGTTGACGGAGAAGCAGTCAGCCACGGTAAACACGTCGCCCACCGTAAACGTCAGCGCGTTGCCGGCCGAGGCGAGGACGATGGTCGTCGCACCTTCCGAGGCGTTGCCGTTGACCGTAGCGCCCGTAGCAGCGCGGGTGCCCGTGGTGTGCAGCTTGATCGACTGCGACATGTTGATCTCCTCGTAGCCGAGGACGCCCTCTCCCATCATGCCGTTCTTGAACTGGCGGGAGATCGTGTCAACGGGGTTGAAGAGGCCCTTCATGCCTTCGACCAGACCAGCGTTGGCGGCCGGGTTAACGGTCGCGTAGCGGTTCGGCATCATGGCAGCGTACTCGTTCAGCTTCTGCTGGGCCTGGAGCAGGACAAGCGAAGTGGCCGGGGTCGTGCCGGGGGTGCCGACGGCCGAAAAGACGCCCTTGTAGGAGTTGGCAACGTCTGCGTCGATGGACGAAGCAAGCTGCGAAATACGCGGCTTCAGCACGCGCTCGGCAAAGTCGTCGAGCTGCATGGTGAGTTCGGCCGACGTAAAGTTCACGCCGATGTGCTTCTGGTTGTTGACGGCGAGCGTGGTGAACTGCTCGTTGTCGTCCTGCACCTGAAGTGCTGCACCGTCCGTGACCAGAGCGCGGTCGGGCAGACGGATGCGGAGGGTCGAACCGATCTTGGCGCCTTCGACAGCGAAGCTGTCGTCGTACTGACGGTTCACGTTGCGGGTGATCACCAGGTTGTTCTCAAGGATTTCGAGAGCCTTGCGGGTGATCATGTCGATGGTAAGAAGGCTATTAGCCATGATGTCTATGTCCTATGGACTAGCGTCTACGTTGAGCCTCGTACTTCTTGATCTGGCGCAGCCGTTCCGCTTCGATCCATTCCGACGTTGACATGTTCTTCACAGAACGTGGGTCGGTGGTGTCGTATGCAGGCGTACCTGTTGAGGTACGGGCCGTGACCGGAGCAATCGGTGCCGGGGCGGTGGAAGTTTTCTTGGCCGGTGGATTGGCGCC